TCCTCCAATGTGTGCAGTTCCCTTAACACCATGGATTTTACCATAATTTTCCAGAACTTTCAACGGTTTATATTGGTAAATTTTGGCAAAGAAAATCGAAACCCGCAAATTATTTTGCGTTTTGGGCCTGCGTGTGTGCTGTATCGTCTGTTTTTTCAACAGCGCGGGCCTGCTTGAGCATGGTCTGAGCAAAAATGCCGTAGCCCCGCGTGGGGTCGTTTACCAGCACATGGGTCACTGCACCCACCAGTCTGCCGTTCTGCAGGATGGGACTGCCGCTCATGCCCTGCACGATGCCGCCGGTTTTGGCAAGCAGCTGCCGGTCGGTCACGCGCAGGATCATGTTGCGGTGGGGGTCTGCGTCGTTTACCTTTTCAATGCGGATGCGGTATGCCTTGGGCACCTCGCCGTCCACAGTCGTCCAGATCTCGGCATCGCCCGGCACAACCTCCTGCGCAAAAGCCATCTCCAGCTCCGGGCCGGAAAATGCAGCCCGTGTTCTGCCATAGACCCCGGTCTTGCTGTTGATGCAGATGCTGCCAAGCGCATGGGTGCTCAGAAAGCGGCCCTTCAGCTCACCGGGGCTGCCCACGGTGCCGCTGGTACACCCCACGATCTGGCAGGGGACGATCTCGCCGCTGCGCAGGGCCACGCTCTCACCGGTGTCGCTGTCGCTGATGGGGTGGCCAAGCCCGGCAAACACCCCGGCGGCATTGTCCACAAAGGTCATGGTGCCTACCCCGGCGGAAGAATCCCGCACCCACATCCCGGCGCGCCACTGTCCGGCGGTGCTGTCCCACACGGGGGTCAGCCGGGTCTGGAATTGCTCACCATTGCGGATATAGACCACCTGCACCGGTGCGCCTGCGGCCGTTTCCAGAGCATCGTGCACGGCATCGTTCGTCTCGGTCAGGGTGTCGTCCATGCGCACCACCCGGTCGCCCAGCCGCAGCCCGGCCTTCTTGGCGGGGTTCGCGGTGCCGTCCGGGGTGTTCAGGTCGGAAAAGCCCACAATGAGCGCGCCCTCGGAGAACATCTTAACGCCGAAAGGCGTACCGCACACGGTTACCACCGGACGTGTTTCCACCAGAGCGCGCACAGTCTTGACGGGCAGCCACCCGCCAATGGACAAAGTGGCCTGATAGCTGCCCGCAGCCTGCGTGCTGGCCGCGTTGCGGGAGCCAGCGGTGCGCAGCGGCTGCACATAGGCAAAACGGGGCAGGGTAAGGGTCTGGCCGGGTTCCAGCAAAATTTCAGCAGGCAGGCTGTGCCACAGCCAGCCCAGCACCGCCAGCGCGGCCACCAGAAGATAAGTTGCCGCAATGCTGCCAGCGCGGCGTAGTTTTGATCTGCGCATCGGCAAAAAGCCCCTTTCCGCCATGGAAAATGATACGATCGTCCGGCGATAGTATGCGCTGTGAAGGGCGGAAATATCAATGCAGTGATTGACTTTTGCCGCCGGAACTGATACTATATTAAGGCGGTTTGGCCGCAACTGCAGAATAGAAGAATACGCGGGTATGGTGGAATTGGCAGACGCGCAGGATTTAGGTTCCTGTGCCGCAAGGCGTGTGGGTTCGACCCCCACTACCCGCATAAGAGAAAAAGCGCGTTGGTTCGTACAGAACCAGCGTGTTTTTTCTTATCGTGGTAACACTTTTGGTAACACTATTAAGTTTTCAGACTGCTCTCACCAGCGCATTATACAACATTTCAATGAACTGCACCGCGCTTGGGCATCCGGTCAGCGGATAGCCTGCCAGCTGCTGCACATACTCCGGGTTTGTGAGCCATGCACCTTTAGCTGCCCGGCGTACAGCGCTTTGAATCGCTTTTGGCTCACATCTTCTGCGGTCGGCGATAGGGGTATAGATATCTTTCTCCACGGCCTGCAGGCGGTCTTCCTGCTCACAGACCAGCTCAAGACACTGGCACAGGATACTGTAGGCGCTCAGATTGCGTGTGATGCCCATCGGGCGCAGCAAATCATTGACCTGAGTGGACAATTCGGAAACGATCATAGTTGACACATCCTTTCTATGCGTCAACTCTAACCGAAAAATACTTAAAATTTACCAATTACGTCGATATACGTCGTAAAGCGTCGAAACACGCCAAACAAAAACAGCCCCGAGGAACCGTCAGGCTCCCCGGGGCTGGTGCTATACTATGACTTTGTTGGCGTTAACATTTTCGTGATGCCGCGAAAACATCACATATAGTTTTTCTGGCTGCGCACCTGTGCTTCGATCATCGGCTTCAGGTAGCTGTCGAGGTCGCCAAAGGTCTCCTTGATGAACGTGATGGTCTCCTGCGTCAGGGCTTTCTTCGCTGCAGCCAGTGCGCGGTTGTAGGCAATGCGCTGCGCAGCCTCGTCGAACTTGTCCTGCTCCTTCAGGGCATCAACATAGGTCTGGTTGACGTACTGGACGGCGTTGAACACCGCATTGGCGGCATTCTGGAGACAGGTCTGCGCAAACTTGTTGTTGATGTAGCCGTTTGCAATGCTGACACCTTTGTTCAGGCCCCAGCCGAAAATGACGGTCATTGCGGGGATGCAGGCAGTGAGTGCGACTTTCAGAAATTCATTCATAAGAGCTTATCCTTTCTGCTCGGTTTCCGAGCGCTGCTTTAAAATGTCCACGGCCTTGGTGATCGCTGCCGGGATCGGCAGTCCCATCAAGCCCGCGTTTTCAATGATGGAAATGGTCTCGTTACAGATAAAGCCGATCACAACGGCATCCCGCACAAAGGTGGAACCCATCACGGCATCCAGCCTGCAGGCCACCAGCACGATCAGCAGTGTTTCGCCCTTTCGGCACAGGCCCTTCCAGCCTGCGCGGCTTTCCAGCGTGCCGCTTTTGGTCTTGGGGCTTGCGTGGAAAACCCCGGCGACCACAAGCCCCGTGATGTAATCGACTGCCATGAACAGGATCAGCGTCGAAAGTGCCGCATCCCATCCGCCGAATTGACTTGCGATCAGACTGCCGATTACTCCAACCATGGTGCAAACTCCATTCTTCACTACATCACCCATCTGCTTTTTACCTCCCGCACATCGACGTGGACAAAACCGTCCGCGTGGTATCGTCCAATGCCTCCCTTGCCGGGAAGCAGTGTTTCGACGTAGGCCGCCAGCGTGTCCACCGACACGCCAGCGATCCAGATGTCAGCCGCCTTGCCATAAAGGTGCTGGCTGTACTTGGCCGCCTTTTTCTGCTTGGCGTTGTGGCTGGCAGTGCGGAAAGCACTGTTGATGTTCACAGCCTTGCCGAAGTGATCCCGGATTTTTTGCAGTAGAGCCACAAGCTCGTCATCAATAAAGATTGGGTCGCTGCCGTCTTTGCACTTGAACTCCCGGACGTGGAAGTTCTTGCTCAGAGCCTTGCTCCCATCCTTCGCATAGGAATAGGCTTTAATCGCCATTGTTGTTTTCTCCTTTCTGGCTCAATGCCATTTGCAGCCGCTCGACCCACACTCAGCCACCAGCACTGCAAATTCGCCGCGCTCTGCGGTCGTGTCCGCACCACTGGTTTCCAGCCGGGTCATCAGCCTTTCGCACAGATCAGGCCAGCCCATCGGTTAGTCCCGCTCCTTCTGCTTTGCGGCCAGCAGGCCGGTCAGTTCCGTGTAGTGCCCATCGGTCAGCTTGCCAGCAGCGTAGAAGATGTCGATCTTCTCAGCCAGACCGTCGATGGTGCCGCGCTGGATCATGCGCTTGCAGGTACGATACAGAACCATTTCAGATGCTTTAGACATAATGTTTTTCCTCCTTATCAGGTGTTATCAGCTTTATCGGTGTCGTCCGTATCGGAGACACCCAGTTCCAACATGGTGATGCGATATTCCTGCTCGACCACCATAGAGTCGGTGTCAGACTGTGCCGCCTGAAGACTTGCCACGGAGTTCGCCATCCTTTCAAACTCGTTTTTGGATTCTTCTTCGGCCCTCGCCTGAGCAAGATAGCTGTCGTATGCGGCAGCCACATCGAGCGCGAGGCCGTCGTAGAGAGGCATCTCCAGCCGGTACTCGTCGTACTCCCAGCCCTTTGCGGTCAAATCGCCGGATTTTTCTTCAAACGGCTGCGCGTTTTCGAAGAACCGAACCACGGCGACGCCGGGCTTCTGGGGGTGAGGTTCAACCTCAAATGCACCGGACGGGGCGTTGTCGCCTTTTACTTTCATTTTGGATTACCTCCTTCAAAGCGTTGATTTTGATTGGGAAGATTCGGTTTTGCCCTGCGCAAAATGGCAGGGCTGGTAGTTACAAAGTTTCTGGGGGCTGCGGCCCCCAGTCCCCCGTCAGGGGACGAAAAGGAGTCGAGAGCCGATGCCGCCGTGCGAGTAGGACGAGCCGTTTTCGCCGTAGAAATAGAACAGGCCCGAATTCGTTCTGTCGACCCAGCAGCCGCCCACAGCCAGCACAAGCCAGCCGTCCGCAGTCCACGAGTAGTCCGGGATGTAGGTGGTCTCACTGCCTCCGGTAGACGAGGGGTAAATAGCCCACGGTGCAGTTGTGGATACTCCGAGAGCGCTGATGTATCCGCTGGAAGAAGCTCTAGTACCTGCATTGGTGTATCCGGCGGAGGTGTCATCGGCGTATTTCGCGGGGTCAGTACAGACATAGACTGTACTGCCGTTGAAGTTTACGCCGTCCACCCAGTCGAAGACGTTCCCCCACGGGTTTTCGATGTGTCTGTACTGGACGGCGGTTGCGCCGTCCGTGCCGGAAGCTCTGCCGGTGTGGTAGGTCATGCTGTCGGTGCCACCGGAAGGAATTGCCGAGCTGCCACTGCTATAGCCCTTGCCGATTTTGCTCTGGGTGTTCCAGTCGGCGAACTCCACGATGTAGAGCAGGCCGATGGCGCACCAGCTTGCGTAGTCATACTCGTACCAGCCGGAACCTTTGCTCTTTGCGCCTATGCGGGCAGATGCTCTGGTGATGTTTACCAGCGGAGACCATCCGGTGAGCGAAACATGGCCTGATCCGGTATTGTAGCGACCGACGTATCGGCCAGAGCCGGGGTGCTTCTCAAAGCCTCCCGTTTTCTTGTCGGCGATGTAGAAATAGCGATTCTTCCCGCTTGCATCGTCGATGACCCTGTAATAAAATTCCGGGATAAAGACCATGACGTCGGTGTTCGAGCGACTGAAGCCGCTTTCTCCGAATTTCGGGCCGATCTTGCCGGATGTGACGTTGTATTCCTCCATCCCGCTCCAGGGCATACAAGCATCAAACGGGCTGCTGCCGCTGCCTCCGCCCACGGCGGGAGAAGGACTTGTGGCAATGTCCACGTTGACGAGTGCGTTCGGGTCGCTGGCTCTGAGTAGTCTGGTGCAGGCCGTGGAGCTGTTTCCGTAGCTCCAGCAAACGCCGTAGATGCGGACATAGGCAAGCTCTACCGCATAGTCTTTATATGCGGTGGCCGCTACAGTTTCGGTGGTGGTCTCATCATCCTTGGTGGCAGTGATGCTCCATGTGCCAAGGGCCGGAGGGTACAGCTTGACAGTTCCGGTTTCCTCATCGCCGGTGACTGTGGCGGTCATAGTGTTGTCGCCGCAGGTGGCTGTCAGTGTGCTTCCCACGGGGGCGGTCAGGGTCAGAGTGCAAAAACGTGCAGTTGCAGTGTACGTTTCTCCATTCTCCAAGATCTCCACTTCTGCGGTGTCACTGGTGGCACTCCCCTTGGATGCCTGCACGGTATAAGTGCCGGAACACTTGATGCGCACCGAGGCGTTGCCGCTGCTGTCCGCTGTTGCGGTATATGCCTTTCCGGTGGGCAGAGTTGCCGTGACCACAGCGTCCGGGGCAGTGGTTACATTCAGCGTGGCCGCAAAGTAAGGCAGCGTCAGCGTGTATTTACCGCCCACGACATCCACCGTGATGGTGTCATCGGTGGTCAGACCGGCCAGTGATGCCGTGACCGTCCACTCGCCCAGTCGGGGTAACGTGGTGGTGAAGCTGCCACCAGTCGCCGTGCCGGTGATGGTGCTCTGGCCGTCGGTCAGGGTCAGGGCGCTGCCTGCGGTCGTGGTGACGGTGAGCTTCGGCAGCGTATTGCCCAGCACCACATCAAGCGCCTGCTGAAGGTTAGACGCTCCCGTTTCGTAGGTGTCCTCGAAGGAGATGTCTTTGGCCGCTCCATACTGGTCGAGCATTTCGCGGACGAACTTCTCGGCTGCTGCCTCATCCATGATTTGGCCGCTGTCTTCCAGTCTTTTGATGGCTGCGGACAGGGCGGCGGAGATCACGTCAACGTGGGCGTGCTGGTCTTTGTCGTGTTCGGAAATCATTTCCCGCACACGCTTTTCAGTGGCTACGACATTCGGATCGGCGGTGATGGTGATTTGCGCCGCACCGGAGATGGCAAGCGCAGCGTAAAACTCCATGACGAAATCGGCATTATCCGTTTCGGACGGGATCTCGATTCCGCGTTCATCCTGCAAGATAACCGCCAATGCATCGCTGTTGCTGCCAACCAACTCAGCATAGATGCCGATCTGATGCAGCACATAGCCCTGCGTCAGCCCGGCATTGGTGATCTGGATTTTGATGGTGCGGATGGCATCTTCATCTTCACCAGTTTTCTTGATGCTTGCAATGGCAAGCGTCTGGCGCTGATCGGTCACTGCCGTTGCATTGCTCAGTTCTGCCGCGGCCATCGTGCCTGCGCCGCTTACAGCGCGGGTGAAGTTCATACCCTTACCAGCCAAAGCTTCGGAGAGCATGGCCGTGCCAAGGGTAGTGTAAACTGAGTTATTCCAGCTCATCTGGCTTTTCCTCCATTCTTCTGACTATGATTGTTGTTTCTGTTCGGGTTCCAGCCGGGGCGACTGCGGCAAATGCCGTGACGGTCCCGCTCTGAGGCTTTATCTTTCCACGCACTTTTGCGGTGACGGAGATGAAGGTGCCGCAGGGTGCGGCGGCAGCGTAGGCATATGCTTCTACGGGGTCACAGAACAGATACATTCCGAACACGATATGCGCAGGCTTGATCTGGTTTACCATGTGGATCAGTTCTTCGCGGTGAAGCTTATCTTCAACGTGAGTGCCGATGGTCAGCAGGTAAGCCGGATAATCCACGCGGCATGTCCACCGGCCAACGCCCAGTAACGTGTCGAGCTGTTGGTACAGAAATGCAAGTGTAAAGGGTGGGCGGGTGCACAAACGCGACAGAATGCGCTGCCGTCGAAAACTCAGCGTTTCGGTCAAAGGCTTTGCCCGGATATGCAGGACTTGTTCCCATTTCTGCACAGAATCCGCATCCATGGTCTGGACAAAAAAGTTCTGCCCGATGACCCGTACACTATCAGCTGTCCGGGAAAATTGTGCTTTTTCAGCGTCACAGACCTGCTGGTATTCCGCAATTTCCCGGTAAAAAGGCGGCAAAAGGGAATGCAGGTCATGGTTCAGGTCAAGTTCCATGTAGTTCCACCTTCCCCAGCACCGGAACCTGCTGCAAAGCACCGGTCTGCTGCAGCGCCATGTCCGCAGCAATCCCATTGAGCGTCAGAGCCGAAACATTGACGACCCCATCAAGAGAGATGAGCGCGGCAAGGACACGAGCAAGATACACCTCTGCCGAGTAGGCAATGGCCGTACTGCTGATATTGACATCCCAGTTTTTACGAATCTGCAGCAGGTAGGCACTGACAGCGTCCTGCGCAGGCTGCTGTACGGTTTCAAGTTCGTGTCCGGATGCAAGGGTCAGCGTGGCAGAAATGTCTACAGGCACTGTCTGCGGCGCTGTGACGGTCACCTGCGCACCGATGGGCGCAAGCCCAAGGCCAAGCCCCTGACCGGGCGGGGGATCGATGGCATTCTGTACCATCTGCACAAGATCACTGGACGCAGGAAGAAAGTCGGCTCCCAAGATTGAGCAGCACACCGTTCCGCCACCATCCCACACGGGGTAGACCTGCACAGCGCCCACGCCGTCTATCGCTTCGATCTCCTCAACGTACTGTGCCACGTTTCCACCAAAGCTGCGGCTGTTCAGACGTTCAATGATTCTCGCGCGGAAAGGCTCATCCTCTTCGGTGTTTTCGCCGGGAATCAGAAGATCCGTCAACTGAGCGCTGTTCAATCCTTCAATGGAATCAATCGGCAGAATGGGGCCGGAGTATCGGTTGCCGATATCACCGGCAGTCTCAGCCTGCAGACGGTAGGCGCTTCCCTCCGTAATGGTGGAGATGACCACAAAATTGATACTCTCAGTGCCATTGATCGTTGAAAATCGCGCACCGATCGGAACCTCACAGTCAAAGATGCCGACCTTTACAGCGGCGGAAGCCTGCTTGCGGGTGATACCGGCCAGCACTGCCAGAAGATCCAGCGAATCGCCGGCAGCTGTCTGGACGAACGCCTGTTTCTGCACAAGGTCGAGGCTCAGATAAAAGCCCTCAAGCACGTAGGCTGCCGGGCCGAGTGAAGTCTGGATAGGGCTGGTATCGCGCTTATCATAGGTATCCGGCACCAGTGAAAGCATGTAGTCGAGGATGTTTTTATAGGTTGCATCTGAAAAGTTCTGCATCAGAATTTCACCTCCGTTCCGGTCTCAACATCGCCGTAGACTGTTTCGACGGTAAAACTCACCGTCAAATTCTGCCCGTCGATGCTGTATTCGTAGTTTTTTAACCCCGTGATGCGGTCGTCTGTCAGCAGAGCATCCTGCAGACGGCGCTGCAGTTCTGCGGCAACATAACCGGCATCCTGTCCGACCAGCCCATCCCATTGCATACCGCTTGCAGGCTGGTAGATCTGCCAGCGATAGCGCTCTACGTTCAGGATGATCTCCACTGCCTGCTTTACGGCATCATAGCCGTCGCATGTTCCGGCGATACGTCCAGCTGCACGGTCGATCTTCCATGTCAGGGAAGGCTGAGCGACAAACTCAACGCCGCCCGATAAATCGATGCTGTTTTCCGGCAATACGGCCATTTAATCACCACCTTCATATACACGAGATAACACGACGAACTTCTGGCCACGCTGCACACGCAGAAGAAGCACCTTGTCACCGGCTTTCAGGGCAGGGTTGAGGATGATATATTTCTTATCCTTGCTCAGTGAAAGGACTTTTCCATTCTCCCAGCCTTTGATGTCCTCGCTCTGTACAGAGCTGTCTGCGCCCCCTGAGAGCAGGGAATAACCAGTGTAAGGCTCCGATGGGCTGCCTGTGCTGCCGTGAACACCAGCGTGTATATGGGGCATGGCGTGCCGGTGTTTCAGCAGCGGGATCTTCTTTTCAATGACCGGCTCTGCAAGGTAGAGAATATCCTGCCGCAGTGTAGCCATTTCCGTGTTGATGGAGATTTCCAGCACATCATCATCGGGCGGGGCCTTTACCACGGTGCCGATCTGCAGATCGGTGGGCTGGTCAACGTCTCCGGCAACCCGGTTCAGCTGCAAAAGTGCTTCCACGATGTCCAAAAGATTTCCCTCCCTTACAGAGCTTTTGCTTCCAGTTCCATGGTGTGCAGATCGTTTTCCCACGTATGAGAGACCTTTTCCAGCATGACATACTTGCGGAACGGGTCGCCGTCAAGATCATTGATATTGACCAGAAGAAGCTGTCCCGCCCGCAGGCTATTGACACCCAGCGAGGTGAATTTGAGTTGCTGCAGAACGCGATTGTAATACTCCAGACTGACCTTTGCCTGCTCCTTGACCTGTGCGTCTGTGGCCGCTTCGTCCACCTTTTGATAGAGCTGCAGCAAGCCCCAGCGGGCAATGGTGTCCGAATCCTTTCGGATAAAAACATCGGACTTGCCGGTCTCCTTGTTCGGACGCACCAGCTTGATGCTGTTGTAGGTCTGGGAGTCAATGGACGTGTTGTAGCTGTAGTTGGTCATCAGGCTCTTTTCGCCGATGATGTAGTCGCTCTTCATATCAGCTGCAGAGCGCAGAGCAACACCATCTCCAGAATCGTAAAAAACAAAGACCGTGCCGGTATTCAGCAAGGTCTTCTGGATGGCAGTATTGATGATGTCGATGCAGCTTTTATCCTGCATCACGAGGGAGGGGAGTTTGTAGCCGGTATCGGCCAGCGTGCCCACATCTACCTGCAGGTCTTCACAGATCTGCTTGATAATGTCGGCGGCGCTCTGGGCATAAAATGTGTAGCTGTTATTTGCTTTCAGGTAGCGCAGCCGGTCATAGCAGACCACATCCACAGGCCCCCAACGGTCCTGCCCGCGGCTGAATACCCATCCATAAAACTGCAGTTCTCCATCTGCGGAAAACCGTACAACGTCGCCCTCTTCGATTTTGGATTGCGGCGTGCGCAGATAGGTGAAGGTAAGCTTGCCGGGATTCCCGGTGCGCTGGGTGATCCAGCTTGCGGTTGTTACGCTGTTAGTGAGGTTTAGCAGGTCTCCGGGCGTTTTGCGGCCCACGATCAGTTCATAGCTCACCGGTTCACCTCCGTGAGGTCAGAAGCGGACATCCAGCCGAATACCACCCCGGAAAGATCCTGCACGCAATACGGATGCGGGTTTGTGCGGGATACGATGCGCCGTACCTGCACCTGCTGGCCGCTGAGCGTGCCGGCAGGTGTTGGTGCAGTGCTGGTGCTGTAATATTTCCCGTTTGCCTTACGCTGGGCACCCACATAGAGTTTGCTGCTTTGGATGCTGCGTGCTGGAGTAAGGATCACTTTTACAGCACTGACAGTAGACGTTGCGACAGCAGCGGCAGAAAGCGCCCGCGTGACAGTGTTCAGCGCAGAGGATGCCGTAGTGGCTGCAGGCGAGAAGTTTCCGCTGCTGCCCTGCAGAACAGCCTTCTGCGGTGAAAAGTCCTTGTATTCAGTAATGGTCAGGTCAAAGTAAAAGTCGCCGGTCTCGCCGCCGCGCTCCTCGGTCTTGAAACTGGTAACAAGGCACTCAAAACCCATGCCGCCACCCAGAAACGGGGTGCCGTTCTCATAATAGCGCACCGGCGTATAGACGATGGGCCTTTTCTGATCCATTGCGCTCTTGAAAAACGTAATGTACACCGATGGCGGTAAAAACACGGCCGCGCTCATCCATGGGAGCCTGCGTCCGGGAAACAGACCGGAGATCGTTACCTTACGCAGCTTTGGCGTGCGCGGCTGCATGACAGGGCCAAGGCCAAGCACATTATACTCGCCATTGTCGGATTCTTTGGTCTCCGGAAGCTTTTCCGGGTTGATGGGCAGGGACAGCACGGTGCTGTCCCGTGAAAAATAAATGCGGTAAAGGCTCGGCATACATTCTCCTTAATTGACCGCAACGACACTGCCACTCTGCACGCGCTCCATAATGAGGTCGCCCAGAAGATCGGCAAGGCTCTGGCGGTCGGCTTCAGTGTTTCCGGTGTTCTGGCCTTGAACAGTAATGACCGGGGCCTGCGAGGTGAGGTTGATGTTGTTCACGAATTTACGTTCCGCAATATCAACCATCATCTTGAGCTGCTCATCTGAAAGATCAACCGTTTTTGCGATCTTACCGGTGTTGTTCTTAATTGCGCCAACATTATTCAGCAGTGAATTGACATCTGCTGCCTGCGGAACGCCCAGATCGCCAAGACCGCCCGGCCCGAACAGGTTGCCAAGGCTGAGGTTGGAACCCCAATCATATCCTCTGGTGTAGGCGCTGCCGAGATCCATGTTCTCCCACGGCTTCACATACTCGGTATAGCCGCTGTTCTGGATCTCATCGCTCCGTTTTTTGGCAAGATCGGTGATCCAGCCGCCCAGGCCGCTGGTCAGATCGACCGTCACGCCGGGGATCATGTTGATAAGCCCCTCAACAGCGGACGCAATATTCTGCATATACTGCAAAACGGTGATTGCCATATCATAGAACAGAACTTTCACAGCTGCGACCGGGTTCGTGAACACATTGCCCACAAAGTTTGCAAACATGGCAAATCCATTCTGCAGGGGAACCAGAACACTGTTGAACACGAATGCACCCATCACAGCAAATGCGCCCGTAATGATACCTGTAGCGGAAACGCTTGTGCCTGCAAAGTGGTTCATCACAGCAACACCTGCATACAGGGCAGCTACCAGCACCAGAACGGCGGCAGCGGCCAGTGCGGCCGGGTTTGCGGCCATGACGGCATTGAGAAATGCCTGTGCGGCAGCGGCTTTCTCAGAAGCAAATGCCAGAATGTTCGTCCAGTTGGCGGCGATCAGCAGCACACCAAAGGCGGTTCCCAGAGAAATCACAATGGGGACAACCGTCTGGATGTTGTTCGCTACCCAGTTGATGGCTGACAGCAGCGGGTCAAGGGCACGGATGGCAGCGTTGGAAGCCACCGTCCAAACCTGCGCCCAAGTCATGGGGGTTTTGGAAAATTCAGCGTTGGTCTCTGCTGCGGCTGCAAACATGGCGTTTTTTACAATGGCGGCGGTGATCTGCCCCTGTGCACCCATTTCGCGCAGCTTGCCCATATCCACCTGCAGATAGTCCGCAATGGATCTTGCAATGGCCGGTGCCTGTTCCATGACGCTGTTCAGTTCATCGCCGCGCAGCACGCCGGACGCAAGGCCCTGTTCCAGTTGAAGGATTGCAGCCTGCGCAGCTTGCCCGGATGCGCCGGAGAGCGCAAGCTGTTTGTTCAACTGTTCTGCAAACTGAACGATCTCCTTTGTGTTGCCAAATGCGCTGCCCGCCATAGTACCCAACTGTGAAACCAGCCCCATGGTGTCCATAAAATTGCCGCGGGAACGCTGCGCGGACTGATAGATCATGGTCTCAAGCTGCTGCGTGGTCTGCAGGCCATCGTTCATGCGGTCAAGCCGGGCACGGGTAGAAACCAAGCCGTCTGAAAGGTCTACGGCTTTTTTCAGTCCCTGAATACTGAGGTAAGAAGCAGCGAGCCGCTTCACAGCGCTTGCCAGAGCATCAGCGGAAGATATGGCGTTTTTCTGGTTGTCCGAAAGTTCTTTGGTGCTTTTGGATGCTTTTTCAGCAGCATCGGCCTGATCTTTAAATGCAGCGGCTTCTTTTTCCGCCGCAGCCTGCGCTTCGCGGGCCTTTCCGGTGAGGATACCGGTTTGCGTATCCAGTGCTTCCACTTTCAGACGCAGGCGTTCGTTCTGGGTCTCAAGCTGTTTGTACGCAGCGGTGCCCGCTTCACCGGCAGCGCGCATGGTATCCAGCTGCTGAGCACTGGCTTCAAAGGCCGCAGTTGCCTTAGCAGAAGCAAGCTCTGTGCTCCGCAGTGCGGATTCATAGCTTTTCAGCTGGCGCTGTGCAGCGGTGGTGGCAGAAGCCGCATTCTTCGCGACTGTGATATACCCGGCCAGCGGATTAGAAGCCTGATCGTCCAGAATGAACCTTGAATGGATATCAGCCACTGTGTCCAGCCTCCTTCATCTGTCGGGATTCTTTTAAGCGCTTTTCCATTGTACGCAAAGCAAATGCCCGGACCAGAGCCTTTTCACGCTCCGGCAGGGAATCGTATTGACCGGGGGACCAGCCGAGATTGTCAAAACAGTAGTAAGCTGCCAGAACATCAATATCCCAGAGGTCCCCGGCGATCAGTTTTTTGCTTCTTCGTCCGGGCCTTCATCCAAGCCGGACAGTTCGTTGATGGCGGTGATGAGTTTGAGGAACTCACCGGACAGCAGCATCTTGCCGGGGACCTGGACAGGATCTTTGGTGTTATAGTTTTCGCACAGCTCAGCGCTGTGAAAGTCGGGGAATACCGTTGCTGCCACGATCATGCGGCTGGAATATTCGTTGGCATCCATCTCGTCCTGCCACTGCTGGCCTACCTTTTTCTTGCGGGTGGATGCCTTGAGCAGGGAAGAATTTTCTTCCTGGGTCAGGGCGCGGATCTTAAACGGAACAGGTTTGCCATCTGCGCCGAGAAAGCGCTTGGAAATGACAAGCTCCTTTTCTTCCGTAGGAACAGCGGGATGCAGAAATGCGGAAAGTGCGCTCATAAAGAATACCTCCTATCAGTTGCCCAGATTGACCGGGTCGGAAAATGCTTTCAGACGGTTTACCTTGGTGTAGCTGAAATTGAAGTCATAGTTCAGCATTGCTTCGTCGTCGTTCAGGATGGACAGCGGGATCTCACCGGTCAGCATACAGCCATAATAGCCCATGACCTGATCGCCCACGCTGGCCGTGGGGTCGTTGTTGGTGATGGTGATATCAAAGGTTTCCATTACACCAGTGTTGATATACTGCAGCAGCATATCAGTGAACAGGTTGCTGCCGTTGGAACCAAAGTAGACATTGCCGGTGCCGGTCTGCGTGACACCATTGGCCTTTTTCTGCACCGTGCGGGTGCCGATGGTCTTCATGTCCGAGGTCTGAATGCCAGCCACCGTCTTGATGTTTTTCATGCCGCAGATCTCTGTGATGCGGCCATCACGAGTGACGGTGATTTTGCCTTCGGCACCGTTCAGGGTGTCCTGTGCAAGCAAATACATTAAAATCCCTCCTTACGCCACATCCAGCGTGATGTAGATCTTGTTGGTGCTGCCCACGGCTTCGATCGCCAGCGTGATAAGCACCGCGTCCTTGGCATCGCCCTTCTCAACGGTGACATCGGTTTCGCCATCAAAGTTCTGGATGCCACCGGATGCCTGCAGCTGGGTCAGGTACTTCACGACGGCGCTCTTGTACTCCATGCGGCCCGCATCGGTGTTGTCCACAATGCCCACATAGTTCTTGGAGAACTGAGAATACAGGTCGTTGGCGATGGTGTTGCACAGCCGCATGGTACGGTTGTAGCGGTACACCTCGCCGATCTCCGAAGTGTAGGTGACCAGAGAATTGATATCATACTCCACGCGGACTGTACCATCATCGGCATTCAGGACGAACTTGCCGGAATTGATGGCATCCACGTACTGGCTGTGGGTCAGCCGAGGAGAGATGTCCACAGCATTGGGATAGACGGCGTTGGTCAGGTCTTCGCCATAGGTGGCTGCAGCCAGTGCGCCGCCTGCCCACCAGCACACCTGCTGCGGGGTCAGGGTTGTGCCATCATCCAGAACAGCGCCGGAATCCACGTTGACGATATAGCGGGTGTCAGGATTGGTGCTGCCGGATTCCACCAGCTGAGAATAGCGGCCCGTCTCGGTATTGACCCGCTTGATGAAGCTTTCCATCGCGGTACGCGCCGTGTTGTCCGCGCCATCGTAGATCAGCACATCGAACTTGTAGGGCTCAATGGCGGTCAGGAATGCGCTGTAAGCCGAAGCTGCTACCACGCCGTCCTCTCCGCCGGTCAGGGCAGTTCCTACATTGGCAGTCAGAGCGCCGGTGCCGCTCCAGTCCACCCAGCTGTTTGCAGCCAGTTCTTCCACCGTCTTGGCGGTCTGCTGGTCTTTGATCTCACCATCCACTACAGTTGAGACCTCAAAGCTGCCTTCCGGCGAGGAAAGCGCCGTCACAACGACGGAGATATCGTTCCCGCGTACGCCCACATACTTTGCGGTAGCGGTCAGCGGCGCGATCTCCATGGTGGCTTTTACGGCACCACTGGCCGTGGGACGGTACAGCAGTACCTTGCGGGGCGCTGCCGTGCGGTTGGTGCCCTTGAAGATCTCGGTCAGAAACCGGTTTTCCGGCGCAGTAATATCATAACCGGTGTACACGGTCATGTCGGCACCGGCATCGATCTCAATCACTTTGGCCGTCGGACCCCAATGCAGAGGTTCACAGAGCGCAGCAATGCCGCGGTCGCCGACGGTCAGATCCTGTTTGTTCTTCGACCGGAAGCGAAAGTAAACGCCCGGCCGGACTTTGTTTTGTACGGTAAAGGTTCCACCTGCTGCCATAGCGGGTCACTCCTTCCAAAAATCTTTCACAGCGGCCTGCGCCTCTGCGAGGGTGTAATACGGTTTGTTCAGTACCGCAGCCAGAAAGTCCGGCTGATATCTCGCAAAACGCGGGTCCTTCAGCAGAACTTCACGGCGATACTGGGTTTCTTTTTCTTTCATTTATCCACCTTCTGATCGATGCTCAGGGTCTGCATCTTTACAGCATCTTCGGGCTTTTCCACAAAAATACGCAGCTCGAATTTGTAATGCAAACCGTCGGAATCAATGTCTGTCTTGCGGTCATAGGCCCGCAGCAGGGCGGTGTCTGTACCATCGGTATAGGGAAACACCTCCATGCAGAGGTCTAAGGTTTCTGCGGCGGCACTGTACTGCTGCTGCAGGTCAGGCAGGTTGTAATCCAGCAGATAGGTCAGGTCTACGCCGATGGTGCGCAGCCAGCGCCCACCCGGGTGCGGTTTGATGTTGGAATACCGCTGCTGCAGGAACATGCAGGGCGGTTCTACACCCTGCTGGGCGGGATCTTCAAGCATCTGCACACCGGGCAGGACAGGCGCGAGATGTGCCGCCAGCGAACGTGCAATGGTGGTAACTGTAAAGTTCATCTCAGAATCCTTTCCAGCTCTCTGCCGGTTCTTTCCAGTTCCGCCTGCAGCGTTTCTTCGTAAGCCTGCTGGGCAGCATCGGTCATGTGCAAGCCTTCCACGTACTGCGTTTGGGTGCCCACCATGATGCCCACCTCATCTTTCCGGCTGGGGTCATATTCCAGCAGGCCGGAAGCAGGGTTCACATACAGGCCGGGCACAAAATGTTTGTCCATCCGGTGGCCGTCATTCACAAAAGAAGCATATTCTTTGTTATTATTCAGCTCGGTGACATACTGCCCGGCCTGCTGCTCCGGGATGATCTTGCTGTCCGTGGCCCAATGCTGCTTCAGTTCACCGGTGCGGGTGTTGATGCCGCTCAGGCTGTCTGCTGTGGGCGGGGTCTTTTCCTGTGCGGCTTCCACTGCGCGGATGGTGGCGTTCTTCGCGGCAACAGAAATCATATCCGGCAGAACTTTTTGAGCTGCTTCCAGTTTTTGAATGTATTCATCCAGCGTCATTTCACACGCTCCTGCTTCAACAGTGTGATCTCCTGATGGGCCAGCCCCGGCATGACCGCACCGAAGGGTTCATAATAACGCTCCGGTGTGTCTGCAAAATAGCGCTCGTCCGGCGCAGTATAACCCAGCTTTGCACCTCTGTGGATCACCAGCTCATCTCCGGGCTTGATATCCACTTCGATGCCGCAGGCCAGCTTATCGGTCTGGGTGATGCTGGCAGCAGTCTGGTTCATCTGCAGCCCGCTGGGCTTTGTCTGATAGACCCGGCAGGCAACACCGGAAAGCACCTGCCTGCGTTCCATGTGGGTCAGGCTGTTCTCGGTCACTTTCTCATTGCGGAACACATCTGCCGTGTCGGTGTACCAGTCCGTCCAGTCCATCCTTCATCACCTCAGATCACATAACTGCCCGCAAGCCCGATGAACCGGGCGCGGTTGGCCAGCATCTGGCCGTAAGTGGTAGCATTCAGGTCGCCCCAGTCCTCAGTGCCTGCGGTCAGGGCGGAGGTGTCGTAGGTCACAGAACTGTCGCCCAGTGTGGCGGATTTCACCACGCCCACCAGTGCACCGGAAGCTGCAGCCTGCGCAGGCGTTGCGCTGCTTTCAGCAAAGGTGCGCAGCTGCAGGGTCACGTAATGTGCCACATACAGCCCCACGGCGTAGTGCCAGCTGTCCAGCCATTTGTCCGGCTGTACGCTGACATTGGCCATGCGCACGATCTCATTCAGCAGAGCATCCGGCAGGTGACACTTGCCGTCGGCATTGCAGAACTGCGGATATTCTTCCTTGAACTGCTCAGCGGTGTAATTTCCGACGCTGCCGCCGAGGTTCGCCGCCTGCTGGCGGACTCCACCAAACTGTGCACCGTAGATCATGCCGTTCTCCTTACTCTGCCGCAGCAGGCTCTGCGGGCTTCTCCTCAGCCTTGGCCCTGCGGGTCTTTACCGGCTTTTCAGCTGCAGCCTGAATGTCCTTATCGCGGTGTTCGGTGGCAACGATCTTACCATCGGCCGCCAATGCCTTAAAATAGGTCGTCTCCGCGGCCCAGTCGGGGACGGTGGCAAAACCATCCTTTTTCAGCACGACCGGTGCAACACCGGGTGCAGGGCTGGGAATGATGATGTTGCGCTTTGCGAGGATGAACATGATGCTTCTCCTTTCTCAGATGCCGTCCACGTACAGAATGGAGGTGGGGTAGAACAGCTGCACCTCGGAAATGTTTGCCATGTATGCAGTATCATAGCAGACATTGGTCACGTTAGGAGCAGTCATGATGCGGCTCATAGGCACCAGTTCGTCCATCTTGATGTAACGGGGCTTGTTCACGTAACCCACCATGCGGTCGGCCTGACCGGTGCCTGCACCCTTGCACCAGCGGCAGCCGCCGATGAACAGCTCACCGCCGTTCTTCACAGCAGCGTTGTTTTTCATCAGGAAGTCGTAGATGGTCTCGGATGCCAGATCGGACACCATGGTGGTCAGGATGTAGTTGTACTGCTCATAAGGCAGCAGGATGTGGTTGGGGATGGCGTCGGTGTCGTACTCGCAGGCAGCCCACACGGCGCTCAGCAGGTCGTTGACGTCCTTCAGAATCTGCTGCGGGCTCTTGTCCTTCCACTGGGTGGAGGAACCGGTGCCGGTGGCTGCAGCAGTGGTCTCGGTGACATTGGGGTTGTTCATCAGGCCGGTGGTGCCGTAATCCTCAAAGCCGGTGTAGACGTTGGCGTCCATGTGCTTGTCGTAGGTCAGGCGGATGCCGTCCTGCAGAAGCTGGTCAAGGCTGCGGCCGATGAGGTTGGAGCGCTGCATGTCCACGAAGTTCACGCGCAGAGCCGCGCTGAACAGGTGCGCCTTGTATGCGCCCTTGGCAACGTTGGCCTGAATGATGGGCGTGCCGTTGGCACCGCCTGCACCCACAGCACCGGAGCCGGAGCCGCCGGTGATGCCGTAGGCCACGTTCATGGCGGTGACGTAGTCCACCCAGCCGCCGCCGGTCTGGATGGGGATATCGCGGGCATAGGTGACGCTGGTGAGGGGCTTGCGGATCAGCGGGTCACGCTTTTCCAGCTCACTGGTCAGGAATGCGCCACCAGACGCAATGCCTGCTGCGTCCATGGTAAAAGAAGAGCCGGACGGCGCAACACCGCCCAGCTTCGGGGTAAACACACCGGCATCGAAATTGCCGACATTCTGGAAATCTGCCATATTCTGTTCCTCCTGTTACACGTTCTGACGGGTGAGAATGACCAGCTCGGCCACGCCGTTTGCGTCTGCAGAGCCGCCCCACTGGCAACCGGTCAGCTTTACGGTGTTGGCGCTGGTGCTGTCTGCCTCGGCCTCAAAGCCGCCCACGACAGCATTGGGGAGCGAAGTGTTCTTGATGATGCGCACGTACACTGCGCCGCCGCGCTTCGGGGTGCCCTTCTGGCACAGCACGTTGATGCTGCCGCGCTGGAACACGCTGCCAGCATCGCCGGTGGTGTATGCGCCGGTGTTCTGGTCAGTGTAAGACAGGGCAGAGCGCATCTCGCGGCCTGCAACGCCCGCAAACCTGTCTGCGGTAACGCCGGAGCCCTGCATCAGGACAACGGCACCATTTGCATCATACATCAGAGCCATGCCGAAGGGCAGGGGCTCTTTTTCGCCCACAGGGCGAGTTACAACGATCATGTCGGGCTGGCGTGCGTAGGAACCGGCAAAGCCGTGCTCCATCTCCGCGCCGATGATCTGCGGATTGAGCTGAGAAAGTGCCATACGATCAAGCCTCCTTATGCTTGTGCGGGTTGAATGCGTCATACGCGGCCTGCGATTCTTCACAGACTGCTTCGTAGCTGGTGCGGCCGGAACGGTGGGCAGCCTGTGCTGCGCTGTCCTGTGCGGCCTTGGTGATGCCTGCCAGCAGGCCGTCCACGCCGTCATCCTTGCCGGGGTCAGCGTCGGCGGGCGGCTGTACAGGCTCCTGTGCCTTCTGCGACAGCGCCTTTACCAGCGTGGTCACGGCGTTCAGGATAGCATCCAGCTGGGCATCAATACTGTTGCCTGCGGGCTTTTCTGCCGGTGCAGGCGGGACACTGTCCTCTGCGGGGGCAGTTTCGGCCACAGGGGGCTGTGCGTCTTTTGCGGGTTCAGCTTCCGGCGCAGATGCGGGTGCGGCTTCCGGCGCGGCAGTCACAACAGCGGCGGGGTTCTTTTCGGATTCGTTCATTGCAGTTCCTTTCTCCGCCGGTGCGGCGGCACTGTCCTGAATGGCAACCAGATGCCCTGCGCGCCCTCTGGGCACGATCGCAACATGGTTTCCTCGGATATTAGTCTGGCGGTATCCCGTGCCATCCGGCGTGTAGCAGCACCGGTAGCCGCAGGACACCTCCCGCGTCACGCCGTTTTCCACATCAGAGATCAGGCCGGGATCCTTCAGGTGAAGGTCAGCGACAAGATAATCGCCCTCCCGGTGAACATTCTCTGCGTGGCCCTTGGCGTAAAGGGCGTGATTTTCCGGCATCAGGCGTTCAGGAGGATGATTCTGGGTTACATCCTTACCCTCGAAACTGGCAACTGCTGCCGGGTCGAACACATCTTCAGGGCGGCGCTGCACCTGCACAAGGCGGTCAGGATCGCCGTCAAGGCCCAGTTCCCCGGCAAAGTATTCCTGCTGGCCGATGCGCGCAATGGGCACGTCATGGCAGATGAGGAAGCCCTCCGGGGTCTTGGTCATGTGTTCGCTGATTTTACTGCCGTAATAGGCAATCAAGGGGCATCACCTCCGAAAAATGGGTATAAAAAAACACGGTGCTGTCTGCATCGTGTTCGTTTCAGGTTTGGCGGTCACGGTAAGCGCTCACCCAGCCCTGATATTTTTCATCCCCGGCCAGCTTGTGCCGCTGGAAGGTGGCAAAGGTCTTGGGTACCTCGTCGCCCAGGGCGGTGCGGTAGCGTTCCCACTGCCGGTACTGAGCAAGCCACTTGGCACGGCCCTGTTCTTTGTCGCGGTAGGCTTTGATCTGTGCTTCGGTGCGCGGGTCGCGGCTGTAGGGGTTCGTCTTGGGGCTGGAAAAGCGCCTGATACGCTCAAGCTCTTCCGGCGTTCGTCCTGCCGGTGTCCACGGGCGGAGACTGTGCAGGCAGTTGGGGTGGATGTTCAGCCAGCTGTTGGAAAGATCATCCGGCCCAGCGGGGTCCATCTTGCCGAAGGCGTCTGAAAGCGGCGGGAAGTCCGGGTCTTTTCCGCTGCGGCTGTACACCCGGCCCTCGTAGGGAGCGCACAGGGCACAGGTGGTGCCGTGGGCGCTGATCTGGTATAGATCCTGTTCCGGGTCAGCGGTTATCACAGACAAGATCTCTGCCTGCCGCGAGGTGGAGCGGGAGACCATTGTTGCATAGGTGTGCAGGCTCCAGTTCCGGCCTGCTTTGTCAGTGAAGGCTGTCACGCCTTCCCGGCGCAGAGCGTCCACAAAGGCGGGCACGCTCTGGTTGATGCCACGCCCTGCAGCCTGCTGTGCGGCTACCTGTTCCAGCCCAACGCGCCGGTAAATGTCCGGTTCCGTGCGGCCCAGCAGGGCACTCTGCAGGCCTGCCAGCACAGTGCTGTGGGCATCGGTCAGCTGGCCCATGAGGTTCATGGTCAGCCGCTGCACAATGTCCGTCTGGGTGCTGGTGAGGGTCTTAGCATTGAGATACCCGGCCCGATGCTTTTCCACCGTCTCGCCGGGCACAGCTCTGGCATCCGGGCGGCGCACATAGAACTGCGCTTCCACAAGGCGCGGTACATACTCCCAGTCCTGCGTTTCAAGCTGGCGGAGAATGGCCTGCACCCGTTCCAGAGCAGCCACAGCGTGATAATCCACAAGGCCTTGACTGCGCAGACGGCCGATCTCGTTGATGATATCTGTTTCGGCACGCAGGTACAGCCGGATGAGCCGTTCCAGTTCCCGGTCAGGGGATGCACGGGCAAGGGTGGGCATAGGCTTCCTCCTGAAAATGGGCAAAAGAAAAGCGCCGGACTTTCGTCTGACGCTTGTACTGTTAAATTAAATGCAGGGCACTGTTTCCTTGATCGTTTTGAGGAAAGCAGCGGCCTTTTTCATCATGCTGTTTTCCTGCAAAAACTCAATGCCTTTCTGCGTAATGCGAAGGTCAATGACTTTGACGCTGACAGCGGAGCCGATCGACGCAGGGAAAACAAGCCCTACAATATAGCCTTCTTCTGTCAGGCTGCGCATGATGTTGAACCAGTACCCCACGGGGATATGAAGAACATCCGCTGAAATGCAGTCCATATCAGGCTGTTCGCCAGCTTTGAAGCAGGCGTAGAGATATGAAAGAATGCGATATGCAAGAACAAAGTAATCATCCTTGGCCATAGGTCAATTCTCCTCAAGGTCTAGCCCATCGTCGCCCGGAGTAAGCCCGTCCGGGGCAACTTCATCGAAGTATTCGATAAGTTCTTTCATGCTTGCATCCAGGTGCTTTTGTGCATACTCAAGCATCTCGTCCTCAACCTGATATCCTGCCGGTGCATTCAAAAGCCAAAGCAAATTATTTTCGTCCTCATAGGACATCTCGACATCAGAGGCAGGTTCATAGTGCTCACGAACATACTGCACCCATACAGATTCCTGCTTGCTCATTTTTTCCTCCTGTTCGTGATTGGAATGCGCCGTTCAACGCTCAGTCCACCAAAGCCATCTGCAGTAACGTGGTACTGATAATTGGCATCCCGAATAATGACCTTTTCACCAGCCAGAAGCCCCGGGTACTGCGTGTTCAACACACCGGTGAGCCTTGCATAGGTCTTGGGCTTGAGCTGAATTTTGCTCTCGCTCCTCTGCGGAGACGGTGCGTACTTGGTTTTCTCTATTTTACCGCTCCCGCCGCCGCTTGTAAAGCGTCCGTCGGAGGGGTCGTGGCGGGAGTTGAAATCGAATACCGAGGTGTCCGCAGTAGGAACCTCCATTCCGGTCAGATTTTCTGTCAGCCCCGCCAGCGGGTCGCGCATGGCGGTCACGTCCTGATAAGTCTTGCCCGCATTAGCGGCAATGGCTTCATCGGTGATACTGCCGAACATGCCGGTCTCATCGCTCAGGCGGCGCAGCTCCTGCTGTGCAGCGGGCACATCCAGCAAGCCGGACTGAAACGCACTAACGATGCTGTCAGCCTTGATTTTGGCAATGTCGGCGGTCTCTTTTGCGGTTGGTGTCCACAGCGGCGGGAAGCTGAGGTCTGCATCTTCCAGCTGGATGCCTGCGGAACGGGCCAGAACAGGCAGCAGCTTTTCCAGAACCGGGCGCAGTCTGCTTTCCCGCAGGGTATCCACATAGTCGTAGTAGTTCTTCAAATCGCTTTCGCCGGTGGCGTTCATGCCGGCAGGAGAGCGTCCGAACAGCTTCGTCATAGGGTAGTGGGATGCGCCGCACAGGTTCAGGCACATGCTCTCGTACACTTCCTTCAGGCCGGTGAAGGTGTACTGTGTATTGTTGATCTTGTTGCCCTGTTCCACCAGCTGTACACCAAAGTTGGAGCGCAGCACACTCTGGGCCTGCATGGTGTTCCAGAAGCGCCGCTGCACATCCGGGCTGGAAAGGGAAAGCAGCTGTTCCAGACCCTTGACCTCCATGGTGTTGATGTTGGCCTGAAAGGTTAGCGCTGCCATGTTGGCCGAAACATTATCGTGGTCCACAACATCCTTGTACAGGGCTTCCACCTCGGATTCGCCCCAGTAAAGCTCCGCCTGCCGTTCCAGTTCCGGCAGTTCTCTGCCAATGAACCGGACGACGCGGGAGTGATGCACCCGGGTGACGATATGCCCGGCGGCATCGTTGATGGAATAGAACGCAGGCACCACCTCGCCACCCTCAAAGGTCAGGCCCGGTTCCGGTGAGATACCCTGCCAGCGGTCAAGGATGTACAGGCCCCGGAAACTGCCGGGCTGGATGCTGTCGGGGTCCAGCGGTTGTGAAAGGTCGGTCTGCCCGGCGATCAGGATCAGCCCGGCGGCACCGCCATACAGGCGACCCCATTTCAGGCCGGTGGAAATACATCTGCGCAGACCTGTGCGCCGTTCAACTCCACGCAGAGCTTTCAGCTGATCGGGAGCGGCATCCTTGAGGTCGTACCACTCCCGCAGCATGTCGTCCACCAGCAGGGCTACGACGTTCTGCACCACCCAGTTCTCCCGGTACAGGCTGTTGAGCAGCGCATAGTTGCCTGTCATGCGGGTGAGGGGATAGCTTGTGGCTTCCAGCGGACTTTGGCTGCCGTAACCCAGCCGGAACAGCGGGTTTGAGAAAGCATCCAGCGTCAGGGTATTCGGTTGTGCGCTCCCGGCGGGGCGGTTCTTGTTACGCCTGGACATGCTCAAACCTCCAATCAGGCAGGGAATTTACAAAATATCGGAGTGCGTCCATTGCATGGTCGTTCTCCTTTACGGGCTTTTCTACGCCCAGCAGCGCAGCCTTATCGTCCCAGCGGTAAAGGCCAAACTCGTCCAGCAGGCCGATGCAGGCTTTGCTTACCAGCAGTCGGCGCTTGGAGATCAGGGTGCTGCACCGGCGGATGCCGTTCAGCACATCGTTGTTGGCTTCCATGACATACACGCCCCGCTGGCGCAGCGCGGTGATGAACGATGCCGCCGAAGGGTCCACATAGGCCGCACAGGGATTGTCTCCCATAAAAGCCATGAAATCGTCGGCATACTCTTCATCGGTTTTCTGGTGGCGTTCTTTGCGGCCATCCCAGCGGTATTCCTGATCAACACGGACGGTCTCGCCGTCGTCAAGGATGTCCAAATATACGCAGGCATTGAGTGTGCCGTAGTCTATCGCAATTGTGCGTGTGGAAACGGCCCGCATTGCAACAGGCGGAACGGTGTAGACATTGGCAGTGAAGTCAAACATATCATAGATCAGCCCTTCTGCGGCTTTGCGCTGGCCCAGAATGTCACGGGCATACCAGATACTTTTGCGGTCATAGGTGGCAAGCACGGCCCGGAGCTGCTCGTCCGAGATGCTCATGTTGTCCGCAATGGTGAAGTGTCCATAGTTCAGGCCGTAGGCGGGATTTTCGCGCTGCTTTGCTTCGTGGAAGTCCAGCACGGTCTTGTAGTACCAGTGCCCCTCCGCCTTGGGGTTCAGATCGTGAAAGACCTTTCTGTCCGGGCTGGACAGGGTACGGTCGAATACTTCCTTGATGAAAGTTTCGCTGCATTCATTGGCTTCGGTGATGTACGCGGTGCCGTAGGTGTTGCCCTTGATCAGCTTTTCGTCACCGGCTTTGCCACCACCAGACACCAGCACCACCTTTTCGCCGGTGGCAGTCTGGATGTACAGACAGTCGCGGTTCTGGTAGGTGCCCTCACGGCAGCGGCCCTCAAAATAGTTTTTCAGGCCGAAGCCGTCACAGTCCAGAATGTTCAGCCGGGCCGTCGCAGTGGATACGCCCGCAATGAGGTGTATTCTGCTGGGATGCTTTTCCAGAATGGTGCAGTAGGCCATAGTAATAAGCACGTTCTTGCCGCCGCGTTTGCCGCCCTCAGCCACATTGAACCAGTGGTCGAAGCAGTTCCAGAAGAAACGCATCTGGTTTTGTGAAAAAGGTGCAGGTATGTTCATGTCTCAAAGTCCTTGATGTCACGGTCTGGCACAGGGTGCTGCAGCAGATCAGCAAGGGTCTGCATGTCGTTATTTTGAGCAGCGGCATTTTCTTTTTCGGATGCGTCTTTGTACATGCCCAGATGCTTGCCCAACAGGTCAAGTGCTCGGAGCTTATCTGCAAGTTTGACCTCGTGTTCCAAACCGTCCTCGCCAAAGCTCTTGACCTTGATGGACTGGATTGCGGCCAGATCATCCCGGGAGGCATCCAGTTTGACAGAAGCAGTCTCCGGGTCGATCAGGTCGCTGGCGTTGGCAAATGCAATCTTGGCAAGCTCTCGAACGACACGATCAGCAGATACACCGGTCCGGCGGCTCTGCTCAGCCTGCAGCTGGGCAATGCGATTTTGAATGCTAACATTTGCTAACAGCCGGGGTGCCTGTTCTCTTGCGGTTTTGGGGCTGTATCCGGCGCGGATGGCCGCTTGAGTGGCGTTCAGGTCGATCATATACTCTTCACAGAACCGCGCCTGCTTGTCGGTCATCCTCACCACCTCTCTTGCCGTAAAATCAAAAAGCCGCCCGGAAGATCCGAACGGCAGGATATAACAAAGAAACCCGGCTGGTACATTCAGGCTGTTGGTCGGTAAAGGTGATCCTCTGCGTCAGCCGGGCAGCACAAAGCCCGCAGGAATGAAGGGAGTAAGTCTTTCCTGCGGGCTTCGGCATTTTAAATTTTAGCAGGGGTTGACAGTATTATCAAGTCCGGTTCGCTCCGGTTCAGTCCGGACTTTTGATATCCAGTCTTTTTATGGCCGCGCTGTGGCGCTGGAACATCTGGCTGCGGGAAATGCGGACGATGACCGCGATGTCCGGCCAGTCCTCCAGCAGGACATACCGCCGGAACAGGATCATGAAATCCACCTCATCGTCCAGCTGGCGGAACACCTCCATGATCTCGGCCCGGATGGCGTCGCACACGGCAGACTGCGCCTCAGCGGCCCGGCGGGCCTCGTCGATGCGTTCCACACTGCGGGGCAGAGCCTGTCCGTCGCCGTTGCCGCCCGGCACGGGGGAAAAGCGCTGGGTGGTGTGGGTGGCATCGGTCTGCAGCGTGGCCAGTTCGTCCAGTTTGAGCAGCTCGAACCGCTTGGCTGTCCGGTACCGCCAGAGCCATGCCTTTTTCTCTTCGTAGGTCATTACAGTTCCTCCACCCGGACGAACACGCCGCAGGGGTCCGACCAGAATTTCTCCACGATCTCGCTGCACACCTGCGCGTCATCGGCCCAGAAGTGCAGGCGGGTCATTTCGTCCTTGAGGGCCTTTTCCAGATTGTCGGTGTCCGGCTTTGCGGTGCGCCAGCTGCCGTTTTTGCGGCCCTCGGCAGGGAAGCACCACTTGACCAGCAGACGCACCGGACGGCCTGCGGGGATGGGCTTTTCCGGCGCGTGGGGTGCCAGATGGGCGTGGAGCTTGGCACGGGTTTGTTTCAGTTCCGGGCTGTCGTGGAGCACCGCGTGCGGCTGCCCGCCCTTCATGTAGGCGTGCAGCTGTTTTGCATTGTGGGTAGTGGTGGGCGGCTGCATGGGGAGAAAGAATTGCATGTACATGGGGTTCACCTCGTTTTTCTTTTTCTCAGGGTTCGCCAACGTGATGGGGAGGGTTCCCCGAATGGATGGGGGCTGTGGTCGCCCCATCCTTCGGGAGACCCCATCACAATTGCAGTTGCAGTTTTAGCTATTATATATAGGCTATTTTGCACTGCAAAATCTGCAGTCATAGCGGCTATAACTGCAAAATTGCAGTTTTTCGTGTCGTGCAAAATAGCGGCTATTTCTGCATTTTTACAACAAATTGTAATCGGACTTATTACGGTTTGTTTAACCTGCGCTGCCGGGCTCCTTGCGTCCCACTTTCTCGCCATCGATCCAGAAACGTCCGTCATCTTTCAGCCGCGTCTTGATGGTGCGGGGCTTCAGGTCCATGTACTCGGCCAGCGCATAGACGGTAACTTCGCCGTCCATCATGCAGGCTTCAAAGGCGGTGTCCAGTTCGGCCTTTTTGTCCTTGGTCACCTTGCCTTTATCGCCCCAGCGCTTGGCGGCACCGCGGCTGCCCAGCGTTTTGAAATCGCTGTCCGGCTGCAGGTCCTCCAGCAGGCCGGTGTCCAGCTTGTGCACGGGGTAGTCGAACCAGAGGTTCACCGGGTCGAAGCGGGCGAACTCGCGCAGGGTGCCTTCGATGCGCCATGCGGTCATGCCGTCTGCCTTTTTCTCGGCAGCCGCGACCTCAGCATCGATGGCCCGCAGATCTGCAAGGCCCAGTTTTTCCTTTGCGATGGTCAGCATCCGGTGGCGGCTGAGGGTATCATCCAAGCCGTAGGCATCCGCATGACCGCGTTTGTCCAACATGGCCTTGATCACGCGGCAGGCGGCTTTGTTATGCAGCTGTTCCCGGATGGCATCGGTGGGCACCAGCTCGGTCATGTCCAGCATGGCATCCGGGTCGCGGGCGAACACGCCGGAGCCGGATGCGCGGTCCATGCTGCGCTTGCCGCCCTGGGCACCTTTGCTGTGGTGATGGCAGTAGATCACAGCGCAGTCCAGCGCGCGGCACACAAGGTCGAACTGGTTGCAGAACTTTGCCATCTGGTCGGCAGAGTTCTCATCGCCGGTGATGACCTTATAAATGGGGTCGAGGATCACGGCGGTGTAGCCTTTTTTCTGGGCCCGGCGGATGAGCTTTGGGGCCAGCTTGTCCATGGGCACGGACGCGCCGCGCAGGTTCCAGATGTCGATGTTTCGCAGGTTCTGCGGGGGCAGGCCGAGGGCGGTGTACACGTCCTTGAAGCGGTGCAGGCAGGAGGCCCGGTCCAGCTCCAGATTGATGTACAGTACCTTGCCCTGTGCGCAGGAGAACCGGCCCAGCCACGGCCTGCCTTCGGCGATGGCGATGCACAGTTCGATGAGGGCAAAGCTCTTGCCCGCCTTGCTGGGGCCTGCCAGCAGCATCTTGTGGCCCTTGCGCAGCACCCCGGTGATGAGGGCATCGGCCAGCGGGGGCAGGCTCTCCCAGTCGTCGGCCAGACTCTCGGTCTCGGGCAGCTCGTCGGTCTCCGCTTCCAGCCAGTCCCGCCACTCATCCCAGCAGGATTTTCCGATGTTCGTTTCCAGCAGCACCTGCCGTTTGTCACCGCGCAGGATGCCGGGCATCCGGGAAAGGCGAGAAGGGTTGCGGTTCTGCTGGTCGATGGTCAGGCCGTTTTTCTGGCAGGCGGAATAGAGATAATCCACACGCCTGCGGTACTCGGCATAGTCCGGGGCATCCACCTTGACGATGGCGTGGACGCTCTTGCCGCCGGAGTAGACCAGCGCGGCACAGGGCAGTTCCAGCTGCTTGATGATGGCCTGCTGCTTGCCCAGCTCCATGTTGTCGCACTCCACGAGGGCATAGCGGTAGGCAGTAATATTGGCATCCTTGCGTCCGGTGCCGTCCACAGGGTTGAAGCAGATCCATGCACCTACTTCAGGATCACAGTCGCCCACCACCTTGCCGAGGTCACCGCCGCAGGCATCCAGCTCGGTGATGAGCTGCCCTGCGGTGCGGGTCCAGCTGCCTTTTGCAGGGCGGCGGCGGTCGGCGGCCATAAAGCTTTCGGTCACATAGGCCACATATTCGTCCGGCTCAAACAGGGCTTGCAGGTAGCGCTTGAGCTGGTCGGCGGGGTGCCACTCTTCGGGCAGGGCCAGCTCGTGGGCTTCCACCCAGCGTGGGTCTACCAGACGGCCCTCGGTTTGTGCGCCGGTGCCGGCAGAAATATCATCGTTCCAGTCCAGAGCGTGGCCTGCGGGGCCGCTCCATCCGTGGGAGTAGGCCAGCTGGAAGATGCTGCTTGCGGTGACGGGGCTGGCCCCGCCGCCGTGAAAGCTTTCCCATTTCTTGACACACTCGCCCTTGTGATAGCGGCCCGCATCGCGGGTGCTCCACTGTTCCCAGAGGGTAACGGGCAGGCCGGAATCCTTCAGGGCCATGCCCACCATGAGCCATTCGTCATAGGTCAGGGCGGACGGGGATACGAAGTCCAATGCTTCCTTGAGTTCATTTTCATGTTCCATTCGCGTTACCATCCGAAGTCAATGTCTGATGTGGGCGGCTCCTGTGCAGGAGTGTAAGTCTTTGGGTTCACGCCCTTGGGCACGCCGCGCCAGCCCTGCACCGCAATGCGGTCGATCATGTGTTTGGCTGCATCGAAACTCCACGTGCCCACGCTCTGGAAACCATAACGTTCCAGCACGCGGATCTGCTTGGGTGTGGTCAAGCCTTCAGCGCGGCGCTTGTTCAACCGGTCCAGCAGCAGGGAAGCCTTGCCTGCGGATTCCACCGCGTCCGGCAGGATGCCCATTTTCTCAAGAGCAGCAGTCTGTTCAGCGCTGGGCGGGCCTGCTTCCCAGCCAAAGGCCGGCACATACCCGGCAAGGTCCTCGGCCTGAATGCTCATCTCGTACTGCAGCGGGTCCACCAACTTGGCCTTTTTGCGGCGCTGTTCTTCCAGCTGTTTTGCAAGGGCTTCCTCCCGCTGGGCCACCACGTCCTCGCTGGCCTGCACGGCGGCTTCCTCGATGTCCTGCGGGCAGCCGCTCTCGGCCAGATTTTCGGTCATCTGCCGGGCCACGGCGCGGTCCTCACAAACCAGATCAGCCGGGCGGCACAGCTCGTGCTTGTCGGTCATCCACAAAAAGTCGAGGAGCAGCAGATCGCTCTTGCCCGGGGAGAGCCGGGTGCCGCGCCCTACCATCTGGCTGTACAGGCTGCGTACCTTGGTGGGCCGCAGCACCACCACGCAGTCAACAGACGGGCAGTCCCAGCCCTCGGTGAGCAGCATGGAGTTGCACAGCACGTTGTATTTGCCTGCATCGAAATCCGCCAGCACTTCCTTGCGGTCGGTGCTCTGGCCGTTGACCTCGGCGGCACAGAATCCATGGGAGTTCAGCAGGTCGCGGAACTTCTGGCTGGTCTTGATGAGGGGTAGGAACACCACCGTTTTGCGGCCTTTGCAGCGCTGGGCCATCTCGGCGGCGATCTGTTCCAGATAGGGGTCAAGCGCAGTGCCGAGGTCTCCCACGGCGTAGTCCCCGCCGCTCATGGTGACAGAAGAAATGTCCAGCTTCAGCGGAATGGTCTGGGCCATGATGCGGCACAGATAGCCCTCTTTGATGGCATCGGTCAGCTTATACTCAAAGGCAAGGCTGTCGAACACCTCGCCCAGATTGCGCATGTCGCCGCGATCCGGCGTGGCGGTCACGCCCAGCACCTTGGCGCTGCCGAAGTAGTCGAGGATGCGGCGGTAGCCGTCGGTAATGGCGTGGTGGGCCTCGTCGATGATGATAGTGCCAAAGTAATCATGCGGAAAGCGTTCCAGCCGGGCGGTGCGCTGCAGGGTCTGCACGCTGCCCACCACCACACGGAACCATGTATTCAGACAGGTGGCATCTGCCTTTTCCACCGCGCTGACAAGGCCGGTGGAGCGCTGCAGCTTGTCCGCTGCCTGTTCCAGCAGCTCACCGCGATGCGCCAGAATGAGCACCCGGTGGCCCGCCCGCACCTGATCGGCTGCTACCGATGCAAACACGATGGTCTTGCCGGTGCCGGTAGGCAGCACCAACAGGGTGCGGGTGTGGCCGTTCTCCCACTCTGCGTGGATGCGTTCACGGGCCTGCTGCTGGTAGGGGCGCAGGGTTTGTGTCTCGGCCATTTAGAACGCCCCCTGTGTCCAGCCCTGAGTGGGTGCAGCTTTGGGTTCGGGCGGCGGCAGGAAGCGCTGCACTTCGTTGCTCTGGCCGGTCTCGCCTGCATGAGGACCGCTCTGCCTGGTGTACTCGTGGATACCCAGCTTGCAGATGCCTTTGGCACCCACGACCTCGTTCCAGCGGGGGCGGAAGGTCTCGCCCCGCTTGCACTGACCGATGCTCTCAAAGAAAGCCCCCAGCAGGCCCTGCGTTTTAGTGTGCAGGTACAGGCGGTGGGTCACGGTGGTATCACCCTTGGCCCCGCCGAAGATCTTCAGGGTCAGCTTTGCCATGGAGCAGGGCGGGAGCTTTGCGCTGCCCTCAAAGCGGGCACGCTCCATGCCGGTGACCTCAAAGGCATACTCGCCCTCGGGCAGGAGCACGAACTCCTGCTGCTCGTTGGTAAATTCGTCGTCCCAGCTCAGGGCGCGGTCGGTGGTGTTCATTTCGTTCATAAGTAATTACTCCTTTATTATAAAACTCCTTCAGTCACGCTTACACGTGCCAGCTCCCTCCGTGAGGGAGCCTGTTAAAACGGGATATCACGGTTATCCAGCACCATCTGGAACACCTGCGGCCATGCGGCGATCAGACAGCCCTCCACAAAGTCAGCGGGGTAGTCCTTGATGGGCATATCCTCCGGGAAATAGCCCCGTTTGCCCACAACGCCCTGCAGTTCTTCACAGCTGACCTTGTTGGCGCTCATCAGAGCGGCCAGCTTTTCCGGCACGCCCAGACTGAGCAGAACATTTTTCTCGGAGCTTTCCTGCAGCGGTGCGGGCTGCGGCTGAGCCACCGGCTTTGCTTCCTGCTGCGGGCTGGGCAGGATGTCGGCTTCCGGCTGGGAACGCGGCTGCGGTTCCGGTTTCGGTGCCTGTGCAGACATAGCGCCGGGGATGCAGGCGGCAATGCTGGCATAGTCAAAGGGTACTTCCTCCGGCAGGTCAAAGCGGTTTTTGGCATCCCAGCAGGGGTGATGCGCGGTGTACAGTACACGCCTGCCGCCGCTGGCCTTGCTCTTGGCGTTCTTGCCGTCGCCCACCTTTTCCACAACGGTCTTGTAGTTGGCAAACAGCAGCATATCGCACCACTCGCGCAGCAGCGGGGCCACCTGTTTGGAAGTTTTCATGCTCCAGCGGTCGTAGTTGCCCACAGCGTCCGGCTGCTCAAATTTGGTAATAGCGGCATGGGCCAGCACCACCACGTTGTGCCCGGCCTGCAGCACCTCTTCCAAAGCGTCCAGCAGCTTGCCGAACTCTTCCTTAACATAGGTGTAGCCCTTGCCGTAGCCGAAATCTTCGATGCCGTTCACCTTGGCTTTGGCACACACGGCCTGAATGCACAGGCGTTCAGCCCAGTCGGCGGTATCAATGACCAGCGTGCCGCAGGGGACACTGCCCTTGCGTACCTCGGCCACCTCATCCAGCAGCATGGTCCAGCTGGTGGGCTGGGGCAGGCGCTTGACGTTCAGCCGCTTGGTGCCGCCCTCGGTGTCGATGAATACGGGGTCCGGAAAGTAAGAGGCAAAGGTGCTTTTGCCGATGCCCTCCGGGCCGTACAGCACGGTCTTGACCGGCGCATTCTGGATGCCGGTGGTAACTGCATATTTGCTCATTTAGAACGCTCCTTTCGTCCAGCTCTTCTGCTGGGGCTTTTCGGTGACGGGCGGCAGGGTGGGTTCGGCATCCTTCACCATGCCGTCCTCAATGATGATCTGGCATTCACTGCCGGTGGAAACGCGGGTGGCGATGGCCTGCAGGCCTTCGGCTTCCAGCCATGCGGAAAACTCCTGCAGGGTGGTCATGTCCATCTGTTCCAGCTTGTCCAGCAGTACAAAACCGCAGTCCGGGTTCAGGCGGCGGACGATGGCAGCGGCCACCCGCAGCTGGTCGCTGCCGGACATATCCCGCCAGTGCTTGCCTTTATAAGTAAGGGCACCGTCCTCTACGCCAAGGCCCGGCAGGGGCAGGTCGGCACCGTTCAGCAGGGCCATACGGTCGGCACGCTTCTGCGTGATGGCTTCAGTCAGGCGCTTATATTCACTGTCATACTGGGCAGCCTCGTCCTCGGCGCGGGATTTTTCGAGGTTGGCGCGGACTTTGCGGTTGATCTCCTCAATATCCCGGATGGATGCTTCCAGTTCGGCAGTGGATTCGTCCTGAAGCTGTTCCGCCGTTTTGCTGGCATCCATGGCCTGCGTGAACAGCAGCGTGTGCTTCTTGCTCACTTCTTCCCTCTGTGCAGTCAATTCGGCGATGCGCTCATCCAGACGGTGCATTTCTTCCAGCGCCGCATCCCGCTGGCGGGCCAGCTCATGGAACTGCTGGCGCTTGCGCTGGTTCTCGCCGTTGCGGGCCAGAATTTCCTGCTGCTGGCGGATGAGGTCGGACGCGCTGACCGGCTCATCCGGCGCATCCGGGTAGGAGATCAGCTCCTCGGCAAAGTGCTTTTTCTGCTGGGCCAGCTGGCCGGTGAAGGTGCGCTTGTCGTACAGGGCCTTGATCTCCATGTCACGGGTGTGCAGCTCGGTGCCGATGCCGATGATCCGGAGCAGGATGTCTGCTTTCTCCTTGTCGGATGCTTCCATGAAGCGGGGCAAGTCCAGTGCCAGCGGCTCCACAAAGGCGTTCAGCAGCTGCTGCCCGCTGCGCCGCCCGGTGGGGTCAGTGACGGTCAGACTGGCATTCTTGCCCTTGCGTTCCACCACCACACCGTTGGAAAGCTTGACCTTCAGATGCGCCGGAGCCACGGCACCGTCCCGCTGGGCAGCGTCCGGGCGGAAACGGTCGCCGCCGAGGGCCCATGCCAGAGCATCCAGAACACTGGTTTTGCCCTGATTGTTGTTGCCGCCCACGATGGTGAGGCCAGTGGGCGACGGCGTGAGTGCAACGGCCTTGATGCGTTTGACGTTTTCGGCCTCTAAGGCCATGATCTTTACAGACATGCGGATACCTCCCCTTGAGCGGATGCGAGTGTGTGAACGAACTGGTTGATCGCGGTCTCCCGCTGGTCGTCCGGCAGTTTGTGGAACTGCATTTTAGCGGACTGAACGATGCTTGTGATGGAGCGCCCGGCCAGAATGATGCTGTCGTAGGCATCGCGGGCATCCTGTTCCTGCTGTGCCTTATAGTCTGCAGTCATTCCGGCCGCAATCTCGTAAGCTTTTTCGCCTGCCCGCCGGTCTACCTCTTCCTCATCCACCACAGCGGCGATGGGCTGCTTTTTCAGGGCCGCATTTTCTTCCTGCAGCTTATCCGCCCGGAGCTTTGCCGCTTCGGCCACCTGCCGGGAGCCGGAAAGCTGGCCCTCGGCGTTCTTGGCCCGGGCTTCGGCCTTGCTCTGCATTTTCCACGCTTCCTCTTCGCGGGCTTCGGCAGAGTCGGCACGCTCTTTCAGCTGGGCGTTCTGCTCTTTCAGACCGTTGATGTCGGCAAGAGCGGATTCGTAGCGGCTTTCTGCTTCTTCCCGCTTTTCCGCGTCCTTATGGGTCTGAGCTTCGGCGCTTTTCACCAGCTCCTTGAAATAGGCATTTTCCTTGCGGGCGTTCTGAGCGGACTTCTCGGCAGCATCCGCACGGGATTTTTCGGCCTTGAGCTGGGCCATAAGCTCCTGATACTCTTTGTAAGTAGTGATGTCACCGGTAAAAACGGCTTGCTTGACCACCTCCGGGGTGCTGGGCTTGGCCGCAGCATACAGCAGTTTCAGGGGCTGCACGTCCAGAATGGACTTGCCTTCCAGCTGGATGTTGCCGCACTGTGCGGCAACGCTCACCATGCGGTCACCGGTGTCCCGGCTGATGCCGACGGCGGCACACCACTTGCCCCAGCTGCCCTGATAGTGGTTTGCGGTCAGGTCGTGAGCGTGCTTTGCGGCCATAATGCGGGCCATGTTGCCGGTGATGAAGGTCTGCGCATCCTGCAACAACAGGGCGTTGGTCTGGTCGTCTGCGCCAAAGTCAAAAGTGGGAGCGGTACTCGAGGGCACAGGCGCGTTTTCGTCTGCACTGACCGGAACACCGGGTGCGTCGGCAGCAGTCGCCAGTTCCGTCGTAGGGTTTGACTCCTCCGGCGCTGCCGGGGATGCCGCAGTTTGGCTTTCCGCAGCAGTGGCAGCATCCGAACACTGCGCGGATGGGGTAGGGTGTTCTTCCACCGGTTCGATGGGGGCGTTCTTGCAGGGCTTGGCATTTTCCAACGCGTCCAGCATTGCGCAGTCGATTTCATACTCATCCAGCGGAGCGAACTCCGCGCCATTGGTCAGAAACGCCTGTGGGGTCAGATTCTTGTCTGCCGCTCTGGCCCGCTCGAATTTCTGCGTCATGAGGTGGCTTTCTTTCCAAATGCTGCCGTCCCAGCGCCAGAACCGGCCACGGTAATAGGCATAAACCGTCTCGTTGGAAAGCTTGGAACTGATGGTGTAGTCCGTCATACCCGCACCTCCGTGTCCTTGAGGCGGTCCAGCATCTCGGTCTGCACATCCTTGCTCATGGGCTGGATGTTGTTGCCCTTCCAGCCATAGCAGAGGATAGGGCCGTAGATATGCTGACCGCGATAGATACGGTTCAGGTCTCTGCCCATGATGCCGTACACCAGCACTGCCGGGGTGCGTGGCAGGACTTTCTGCTCACAGGGGCACCGCAGCAGTGCTTCGATGCCCTGCAGCGTGTCCGGCAGGGTGGTGACTACCGGCTCTTTGCCCGGTTCGATCAAAATTCCTTTCATTGTAAAACCTCCGATTTTGTGATATCATCGGGGTGATGGGGAGTAGTGAATCCATCATCCCTTGCAGCTCGTCGGTGTTGGCGCACCGGCGGGCTTTTTTCGTATAGTGCGTACCGGCGGCAGGCTGTCCACCTCGCTGCGGTCGATACGTTCCCGCGCAAATGTGTACTTGTAAGTTCGATGGCTGCCGTTGAGCCCATGGCTGACGGCAGACGCAAAGCGGTTCGCGCTCTTGTAGCCCAGCCGCCAGGCACACATCTCAGACGTGCCGGATGCCAGCAGATCGCCGGTCTTTGCGTCCCAGACGGTGTACCACATGACGCGGGCAGGGTTTTCATTGCGCGCCCTGTAATCCCTGCAATATTGGTTGTGGCGCTCTCTGCGGCAGGAAGCGCAAAAGCGCAGGTTGCCAGCAACATTTTCCATCACCTTGCCGCAGTCCAAACAAACGCGGGTAAAGTGCTTTCCTTTATTCATGGGTGGTGTCAGCCCGCCTTCCTTCCGCTCTTCACGGTGTTGCGGGGCTGCTGGTGCACCTTCTTACTCCGCTTTTTCTCCTGATCGGCGGCGTAGAAGCCCAGCCGGGCAAAGAATACCGCCAGCAGGATCAGCACCATGGCCGTGATGAACGCGCCGTCCGAGACGGTGCCGCCGGTCTGGAAGCTGCCCTCCAGCCCCATGCCGTACAGCAGGCCCACCACAAAGCAGGCCATTGCCAGCCAGTACCAGACAAAGGATTTAATCTTCATTGGTGGGTTTCCTCCATTCTGTCCATAAGATCAGCGGCAGCTGTCATGATGTTGATGATTGTCTCTGCTGGGTCTTTGCTGTCCATACAGATTCCCGCGACCAATGCGGTGCAAAGAGCCGCTTGTTCCATCTGTGTGCCGCAGGCGTAAATTTTGGGGTTGCCATCCGATCCCAGCTGGATTTTCAACTGAGCGTTCGGGTTGATTTTCATGCTCCTACCTCCTGATAGTCAGTTGCGGGGCCGCAGCTGTCCAATGTCCATCCAATGACCGGGTGCCATTCGCCATCTGCAAAAACCTGCAGGCCGGTGTGGGTTTCGTCCTTGACTTGCCCGCCCAGCTGGTAGCAGCCGGATGCCCGGCTTCCATCCCAGCGGAACCACTTGTTCCAGAACGTCGGTGCCACGTACGCGCATCCGGTGGGCGCGTCGGCCCGCTCGGATGCAAGGGTGTACTGTTTGCTCATGTGGATTCTCCTTCCTCGACACGCGGGAAGAAATACTCCCCGATTTCATTCTGCCGGATGCCCAGCAGCTCACACATTGCAGTGATCTCCGTGCTGGTCCACGGGTTGTGTCCCTGCATCCTGCCGCTCATGGTGTCCCGGCCAATGCCGATGTACTCGGCCACTTCCTGATCGCGGTAGCCGCAGCTGTGGAACCGTCCCCGCAGCTTCCAGTATGGGATCTGCTTGAAAGTGCCGCGAATGGTTGATGTGTTCAACATTTTATTCCTCCTTCTTTTCGGCGGGCAGCCCATCCAGCAGGCTGTCCATCAGGGCGGCGTAGAACGGGTAGCCTTTGGAAACGATGGTCAGGTTGTCAATGGCGCTGGTGAGGAAGCTCTGGGAGCCGCGCACCACGTTCTCCATGGTGCGCACCGTGTCGCAATGCTGGCCGTAAATGGCCTTGAACTCGCCGCACAGGGCCTTGACCTGCATATACTTGGCCTTGCTGTCCTCGCGGTTCTTGCGGCACTCGTCCAGAAAAGCGGTGTTCTCGTCCAGCTTCTTCCGGGCTTCGATCACCCGGTCGATGGCGTTCTGGATGTTGGCATCCTGCACGGCCCGCTGCCCTTTGTGCTGCGCGGCCAGCTGCTTTTCCATTGCATTGAACGCGGAAATGTACTTCAGCTTCCACTGCACCGCCTCCTTGCCGGTAAAGCCCATGGCCAGCAGCGAAAAGCCGTCCCGGTTCATCAGGTACATGGGGTACTTCTGGTGGTTCTGAGGGTGGGTGTACTCGGATTTGAAGAACATCTGGGTCACAGCTGAATTTTCAGCGCTCTGGGTCACAGCGCAATTTTGCGCTGTGATATCTTTGGGGGTCTGCGCAATTTTGCGCACCCCCTCCAGAATGTCCTCGATTGCGCGAAGAACATCTCGGTGGTTCTTCCCGAAGCGCTTAGCGACTTCCCGGCTGGATGCCACCGGTTCGCCGTTCTGGGTGGATAAGATGATGTCGTTCATGGTGAAGATGTACCTCCTTGTGGGTGGCTCCCTTCTGCGGTAGAATAGAGGGGCAGAAGGGAGGTGATAAAATGCAAAATTTTTACGAGTTGAGCTCTGCAGCTCAGACGGCAGCATACCAGCTGTCAGAACTCAGCAATTATGTGTCCGAAGCAGCGAAAATGGCGGATTCTGTTCGCATGGTGAGCAACCAGATGAAATCGATTTACCAAACCGCAGAATGGAACAACATGGCGTACCGCTTGGCGAAAGATGCCAGATTATGTGTGCCAGAGTATCAACTATCCAATCTCGCCAAGAATCTGGCTGGTCAGGCCAGAGCAAATCTCAATTTCACCAATCAGATTTCGGCGCTCTACGGATCGGCAATGGAAAGTCCCGCTTTCCGGTTATCGACAGAAATGCTGAATTCCAATGTGCTAAATCTCACCACCGCACTCCGAACAAGCAACATTACAAATCTTTACTCAAATGCTGCGGCTTTTGCGGATCAGTTAGACTCGATATGGAGCGAAAGTACTTACAGCGAAAAAGAATCTGAAACCGTGCCGCTGGCAAGTACTCAAGCTGTTCTGGATGAAGTCGAACCACTTCTACCTACAGAGGCGGTTGAAACTATCAACGCCAAAATCGCCGAAGTAAAAACTCCGGATAATGCAATCCCCCAAAAAGACTGGGTTGGAATTATCAGCATCATCGTTACAATTCTTCTGTTTTTGGCAGGTCAGGCATTGTCCAGCGAACATGACAAAAAGGAAGAATCTTCATGGTCTGCAACGGCAGAATATCAACAGGAAATGCTCGAAATACAGCGAGAGGAAGCAGAAAGATCAGAAAACTTCAGACAGCGCACGGAGGAGCATTTCAAAATCGTTGAGGATACGAATGAGCGAATCGCCGAGGCTTTGGAGATGCTCGCCAACCAGAGCGTTGAATTGGATGATCGAGGTCAAAGTGTCCTCGATTCGGATGATTCTCAAGATGATGCAGAGGATCAAGATTCCATACAGGCCGCTCAGCAGGAACAAGCCGATGCTGAGGATTGACCTGCTCCGTTTAAGCTCCTGAACTTCCTTTTCTATCTTCGCCCAGCGTTCCTCTTCCACAGGTCCGCTGGGCTTTTTGTTGTTGTCCATGTGGTTCACCTCCTTGTGGTTGGCTCCCTCCTGCGGTATACTTGGGCAGAAGGGAGGTGGAAATCATGAGTGATGGAAATAAAATTCGGCACAATCTGGCACTTGCTTATGCAAACAACAAATTGCAGATTGCGTTGCAGCGCGGTGAGCGTCCGCAGGGTCTTGACTTGAATGACCCTGCACAGGCGGCCTGCGTACTGGCTTCTTGGTACAGCGACTGTCTGGAGCAACTAATCAATCTTGAGGATAGTAAGATTTATAGTCCCTCCAGCATGGATTAAATAATCCGGTCATCGCGCTCAGTTTTTACGGATGCAGAAAGCAGACTAATGATTCGCTCTGCGTCCGAAAAACTGACATTTTCGCTCTTGAGCTGCTCGAACAGCTTGAGGGCGATTTTCTTTAAGCGCTCGGCGTGTTCGCGGCGCTCTTGGATTTCTTTCTGGATGTTGTTCTTCATCTTCTTCGCCTCCTTTGGATGAACTTGCGCACAATATGTGCTCATTCTGCGAAAAAAATTTCTTCGACACTCTGGTCGAAATACTGAGCGATGCGCTTTTTGATCTGGTCGCGGGGAATGCGTTCGCCGCGCTCATACATAAAAAGCGCCGAAGTGCTGATCCCAAGCGCATCAGCAACGGTTTTCGCGTCCATTTCGCCACGCAACGCGCGCAGCTTGTGGCCAATGGTCTTACCGTCCATCTGATTGGGTCACCTCCTTTCTGTGCACTTATTGTACTCAAAACCAAAAAATAAATCTATTCGCAGAGTGCACAAAATGTGCGCAAAAGAATGGTGCACTTTTTGTGCTTGAACTTGTGCACGATATGTGCTATTATTTGATTGTAATAATATAGGGAGGTGGCCTGATGGCAACTTTTGCAGAGCGGCTAAAATCGCTGCGCCGTGAAAAAGGCTGGTCACAGCAACGGCTTGCGGATGAGCTGGATTTGTCCAAGAGTAGTGTAAACATGTATGAACGCGGAGAACGGGAGCCGGGGTTTGAAACCATGGAAGCAATCGCTGACCTGTTTAATGTGGATATGAATTATCTGTACGGACGTACAGATATTAAGATTGCTGACCCGATTGTACTAGCACCCAAGAAGCCCACCATCCCCCCGGGCTTTGAGCCGATGCCAAAGATGAAGAAGATCCCGCTGATCGGCAGCATTGCCTGCGGGGAACCCATCACGGCAGAGCAGAACATTGAAAAAATGGTGGACGTGCCGGAGAACATCCGGTGCGATTTTTCCCTGACCTGCCACGGCGACAGCATGGTAGATGCCGGCATCCACGATAAAGACGTGGTGTATATCCGCATCCAGCCGGAGGTTGAGAACGGAGAGATCGCCGCAGTGCGCATTGATGGTGAAGCTACCCTCAAGCGGGTATATTACAACCCCGGCACGCTGACCCTGATGCCCGCAAACCCGGCTTATGCGCCCATGATCTACACCGGCCCCCAGCTGGAAGAGGTGCACATTGAGGGCAAGGCCGTAGGCTGGACGCACTGGGTAGGGTGAAAAGCGATATTTCACTAAAATTTGCGAAAAATAACCAATAATTGATTATTTTGCAAAATGAGTTGACAAAATCAACAAAAACGCATATAATAGGGGTGCATCTTTACAGGATGCCGTCAGAAACATGATGTTTCAAAATGCTTAACAGACCCCTGGTAGTAAGCCCCCCGCCGATATGGGGAAGGCTGAATCCTGGGGTCTTATTTTTTACCAAAGGAAGTGTAACACAAATGGCAAAGACAGCAATTCTGGTTGATGGCGGCTTTTACCGCAAACGTGCAGCCCACTTGTGGGGCAAAAAGACCGCCGAGGAACGTGCGAAGGAACTGAATGCTTACTGTATGGCTCACCTTCACGATAAGGACGGCAACGAGGAGCGTCAGCTGTACCGCATTTTCTATTACGATTGTGAGCCAGTAGGCCGCCGCAGCGTGTACCACCCGCTGACAAAGAAGAATGTGGATTTGGACAAATCTGATACTTATACATGGACGCAGACCTTTTTGGAAGAATTGCGGAAGCGCAGAAAATTTGCACTCCGCCTTGGTACATTGTCCAACCAAATAGCCTACAATCTGCGCCCGGATGTGACCCGCAAGCTTCTTGCTGGCACAAAGCAGCTGGAAGAGCTGACCGAGGACGATTTCGTTTTTGTGGCTCAGCAAAAGGGCGTGGACATGCGTGTTGGTGTTGATATTGCGTCACTCGCGTATAAGAAGCAGGTTGATCAGATCATTCTGATTGCCGGTGACAGTGATTTTGTCCCCGCTGCCAAGCTTGCCCGACGGGAGGGCGTGGACTTTATCCTTGACCCGATGTGGGCTGATATCAAGCCTGATCTGTTTGAGCATATTGACGGCCTGAAGAGCCAGTGGCGTAAGCGCAGCGAAAAAGCTGAAGCGAAGAAGTAAGGCCAAACAATGTGCAAATTTTGCACATTGCTTCCAGCCGTTGCAAAATCTGCAACAGCTCAATAAAAACAAAAAACGCCCCGGTGCTACCAACACCGAGAGCGTTTGCAGAGTGGCTTGCCCCAGAGGGTACAATCCAACATGAACACTTGTATTGTACCACCTCCGGGCAGGCTTGTCAAAGTGTACCCTTGTGTATGGAGGTGGATTTTATGAAAAAGAGAACCAACACGGCATTTTGGGTCGAGAAGGAAAGCCGCTGGTGCATCGCGGTGCAGAAGAACGGTACCCGCAAGCGCTTTTACAGCAGCACGCCGGGCCGAACAGGACAACGGGAAGCAAACGCAAAAGCGGACGCATGGCTGGATGACAGTATCCGGGACGGCAGGAAGAAGGTAGCCACCCTCTATGCCGAGTGGGTGGAAGAGCTGAAGCTCACCTGCGGCACATCCTATGTTGAGCAGTGCAAGAAATACGGAGATTACTATATTCTGCCTGTCTGTGGGGACATCCGCATTGACGAGCTGACCGAAGGCGATCTGCAAAAAGCCATCAATATGTCTTTCAAAAAGCGATGCCTTAAAAAGGAGCGTCAGCGTAGGTCAAGCGACAAGCCTTTGAGCCGCAAGACCATTATGACGATCCGCTCAACGGAGATCAGCTTTTTGAAATGGTGCCGCCGGAACAGGTACAGTACGATGTTCCCTGAGCTGTCTATCCCGAAGAATGCCCGCATGGGGAAGAAAAAGATTTTACAGCCGACCGCTTTGAAAGTTCTGTTTGATGTGGACACCCGCCTTTACTATGGCAAGCTGGTCTTTGACGAGTATATCTATGCCTACCGGTTTGCAGTTGCTACAGGTGTACGCCCCGGTGAACTTGTGGGGCTCTGGTATGGTGATATCAAAGGAAACACGGTCAATCTGCGCCGCAGCATCAACCGGTTGGATGAGGAAACCACCGGCAAGAACGAAAACGCCATTCGCTCATTTGACATGGGCGAGGAAGCCCATGAGGCCTACGAAGCGCAGGTAGCCTTGCTGAAGGCTTCCGATATCCCGCTGAACTATACCACCCCTTTGTTCCAGATCCCGAACCAGAGAGCTTTATTCAAGCGCTGGAAGAAGTACCAGCGTGACAATGGCATTGAGCCTCAGGTCACGCTGTATGAGATGCGGCACACTTTCGTCAGCATTGAATCCGGCGTATTGACCGACAGCCAGCTGAAGATGCTGGTCGGTCACAGCAAGAACATGGATACTGCCGGAGTGTATCGGCACGAGCTTGATGGTCAGAGGGAAGATCTTGCTGCCGCTACCACCGCGGCATTCAAAAAGGCACAGGCCTGAATCTGGTAACAGTTTTGGTAACACTCTTTTTTGTAAATGTAGCAAAATACATGGGCTACAAACCAACCGCACTACCTTTTTAGCAAGTGTTTAGGCGCGTTGCAGATACGTTTTTGACGTCGCTCAATCATTTTTTGTTGTTCGACCCCCACTACCCGCATAAGAGAAAAAACGCGATGAGTTCTCAGAATTCATCGCGCTTTCTTTTATATAATAAATAGTGTTGTTCGAGCCCTCTTCCTCGCACCAAACCATGAAAATCCGAACCTTTTCTCGATAGGAGAAGGGCTCGGAT